TCCCAAGCATGTGGAGGAGCTGGAGCCAGGTATGGGCTATTACGGACTTGCCGAGTATGAGCGGGACGGCGCGCTACTGCCGACATTCCCTATTGCCAAGGCACCTGAGCGCTTTGAGTCGCTGCTGCTGGACGTGGGTTCTAAGTATGTGCTGTTGCGCCTGAACCGCAGTGAGGCAAACAGGGAGAATGAGGCGGTGCTGCGGTCCATATGCCGTGCGCGTGGCTTCCCTGTGCTGCTCTACACGGGTGAGAAGACGGAGATTGCTGTGACGCGCGCAGAGCAGAAGCGCTTCGCTCGCAGTGGACGCAAAATCGGCTGTCTGGAGGACGCACCTGCTGCGACCACCGTAGTCATCGTGCGGGGGCGGCTGCGGGCGGGCAAGGTAGTACCCAAGCAGCACGTGGGCTTTGTGTGGGAGGGCGCCAGCAAGTCCAAGACTGACGCACTCGTCCAGGGGCTGGTGGGGCGAATGTGTGGCTACGTTTTCGGCGACCAGAAGCCGACGCTGTATGTGCCAGTCACGGCGCTGGTGCCTGACGAGCTAGGGCTGGTGCTCTGCGGAGACCTGCCAAAAACGGCGACAAATCTGCGGGCGTCACAGATGACAAACGGTAAGTCCGTCTTTTCGACGGCATAATGTCAACCAAAAATTAAAAAAACAAAAATTTTTAAATGCCTATCTCTACACCTTGTAAATCGCCTTCTGTGCGTCCGTGAGCGCCCTCCACTGTTCTGCTAGGTTCCTGGTTTGTAGCTTCTGCGTAGGGTTTGCCTTACGCTCCTCGTCGCAGAAACGCATATAGCCGGTGAGAGGCTTCTTTTCCTTTACATGCGCTGGGGCAGCGGCAGCAGTCGCCTTCTTTGTAGGCTTGGCAGCCTTTGGCTCCAGCTTTCCTAGTGCGTCCGTAAGACGCTTCTGTACCAGGGCAAGCTCTGTCGCCATATCCGTAACCTGCGCCGTGAGTGATTCTAGAGTTTGAGGAGACGTTGACATACTAGGGATATGCTGGGTTTCAAACAAGAAACTGGCTGTATCAATTTTTTGAAGGGTGTCGCGCTGGGCGTCAGTCATATGAAACGTGACGGGCTGCGCCCAGTAGGCGTAGGGGGTGGCGGTTGTGGTGGCACGTGGGCTGGCAACAAGCTTTCTAAGTCCAACAAGTTTGCCGTTGAGACCTGGCTGATTACGAGCATGGCGCTTCCACGCCCACTCAAATTGTAATGTATTCGACCAGTCGGGAAAGCCTGATACATAGAGCGCCTGCGTCCATTGCTTGCCCTTGGTTGCCTTAGCGCCGCCGGCAAGTTCGCCATTATGCTGCTTCAGGCGATGTGCTGGGTCATTCGTAGCACCAATATATGTTCTATTGGTTCCAGGAATGTAAAGCAGATAACAGTAGTTCATCACCGTCTAGTGTGTCTACGTCTATGGCGTTTATATATTCGCCGTCTGTACTTACGTGTTTTGCCACCACCGCCGCGTTTTCTTATAGGTGTCGGGGCAAAGGCGGCTCGTGTAGTATTTGATGGCAATGAAGGCATTGCTGGCACAGTAGGCAATTCGGGCATAGGCGGCAGGGTCGTTGCTGCCTTGATTTTGTTGTGTGTGTTTGCTATTGCCTTATTTGCCCCTGACGCTTTTGCTGCAGCACCCAAGGGATCCACTTTGATAGCGTTGAGTTTTGCTAAGGCTTTGTTTGCACCAGTTTTCTCCATTACTGTATTGGCAAGGTCCTCTTTAATTGCTTCTGCCGTAATAGGTGGCGGCGGGGGTCCTTTATCTTCACCAACTTCGGGTACATAATAATCTAGCCACGTTTGTAGAGTCGGCAGGGGCTTGAATGTATTAATAATACGTTCGCGGTTTACAAGATAACGTGAATACTGTTTTTCTATTCCATTGGCGAACATATTCAAAGTCGCGCCAATATCAAACGGAATCGCGACAAGAATTAGTTTGAAGGCATCACCGGTTCGTTTTCGTGATATACTTATAATCGCACCAACGAACGCCATATAGGCTGTTATGATATCAGCAATGATTGTACCTGTTTCCGCTGCCGGACCCGCTGCTAAACCAGCTGTAAGAATACCTCCTACAAATCCTGCACCATAATGCATTATCACTTCAATTCCCTCGCCTATAGCAGGAATATTTGTTGTTAATGTATCCAGTGCCATACTTATATACGGTCCAAATAAGTCCATGTGTTCCAAATTATACATAAGATAGAAATACCACCATATACCGTCCCATTTTTCGGAAAAATGGAGATAAAAGGGGGATTTTTCATAAGATTTATAAAGTGAATGAAAGACCTTTTCCCAAAATTCTACTTGGTGGGGTGGCTCCTGATATCCAGGACGCTGTGTTGCACCAAACATATCATCTTTAGGATTATAACCTGGTTTGGTTGGGTCACGTAGGGTAATGGGTGGTGGGGTTGATTTATCTCCTCCATGTTGTACGGAGTGGTGGATATTTGGTATTGTATTATGTCGTAAATTAACAAGGTTCATAATTACTGGCATATCCATCTGCGAAAAAATAGGCTTACCATTCTCTGTAACATTTCGAGCAAGCGTTGCAGGAGATACATTCCTGTGCTTATCTAAAAATCGGTATAGAGTGGAGAATTTACTGAGTTCATTACTAATATTAGGAAAGCGGGAGCCGGTTGCTTCATTCGCTACCATATATGCATGTGGATCTGGTTGCGCAATTTTCAATTCAAAGGTATTCGGCATACCTTCCCTATTTATATAGTTTTTTTTGGTTTTTGGTTTTGTCTACTCATAGTCGCGGATGGCGAGCCCCACTGGGAAGCGCGGGATGCCATCCTCCGTGAGCTCCTGAAAGCGCACCGTCAGCTTCTTGCCGACCGCCTTGGACGCCGTCTTAAACGCTTCCTGACGCTCCTCGTGTGTGCCCCTAGGGCGGACGCTGAATGTCTTGTGGTCCTTAGTTTCGCAGGTCCAGATAACACAGCCCTTCTCGATGCCGTCACCCTCCTTGAAGCCCACAATCTTGTACTCATCGTCCTTGAACTCCTTGTACTTCTGGAGGTCGGCAGAGCGATGTCCCACCTTGTAGAGTCCCGCCTTGTTGCGTAGGATGAGTCCCTCATAGCCGTCGGCAACATACTCGGCGTGGAGCTTTTTGACGTCGTCCAGATTGTTAGCGATGTCGGTCGGCAGGAGCTTGAGCGCGGTGAACTTGTTCTTCTTGAAAAGGTCGGTCAGGTAGGCATTACGCGTTTCGTTTGTGCCGTCCATGACCGTGTCGTAGACACAGAGGTAAATCTGCGTCATTTTTGGAGCGTCTGCCGGCTTGAGCGTCTCCTTCTTGACAAGCCCTACAATCTCCTGAAAGTTGAGCGTGTCACTATAGAGCTCGCCGTCCAGAATCGTGACCCCGTTGGGGACCAAAGGACCCTTCGGCAGACTGTTGATCTCAGCGCGAATGTGGTCCATGTGCGGGAAAGCCTTGCCCGTGCGCGAGAAGAGACCCTTGCCCGAGATAGCAAGGCAGCGTACACCGTCCAACTTGCGCTGTGCGTAGCACGGAAACTTGATGTCCTTGCCACGCTTGTTGTAGTCGTGGGCAAGCATCGGGTGCGGAACGCCGCCTGCGTCTGTTGCCGCCTTGGCGTTCTTCTCGGCGCTTGGCTTAACGGACTTGACGCTCTCCTTGTCGGAGTCACCCGCCTTTTCGCCCATTTCAGGCTTCTTCTCCGTCATACCGCCCGCCTCGGTCTTCTTCTTCCAGTCGCTCTGCGCCTCATTGACCGCCTGCTGGACGGGCGTTGTCTCATTCTTCTTGCCAATGTTCTTACCCACAGTGACAAGGCGAGTGTTTGTCTGGAGTTTGCCATCCAGGTAGCCGTGGGTGGTCGTAATCGCACCGACGCCACTCTGGTCCTCAACTTTGATAGACCACATCTTGATTTTACCTGTAGACGCCTTGCCGTACAGGGTGGGAAAGGAGGGGATTACGGAGGACATTATTTATGTTGGAGGAGGAAAGTGTATAAATGTTTTGTACGCAGTCAAATACGTACAAAGCATCCTACTGAGTTTCAATTTTTTCAAGTGCGTCGGCGGGTTCTGCGTCCTCCAAGATAGGTCGGTCCAGCATTTTTAATAAGATATTTAGCAGTCTTTCCATCTGTTAAAAAACGGGATGAATACGGATCCTGCTGGACGTTGACAATCGCGTTATTTGGAATTACGTTTGTACGTCTAGATTTACGGGTATGACTGCGTCTTTTTGCCATCTATACTATATTTGTATTTTTTGTTTTCTTTCGCATCTCTTTATTTTGAACAATACGACGACCCGTATCTCGTCCCCACTTTTCAATCGCGGTCACATATTCCTCTGTGGAATAACGCCCACCAGGTCGTTGCGTGTTTGTAAGTTTTGCGGGAGTAATATTTAACGACTTTGCAAGTTCAGCAATTTTATCGTGGTCGTCAGGAATAATAATATCATTTACTGCATGAAGTTCATGTGTCGTCAAAGGACCTCGTGGATGTTTAAATGTCAATGGAGTTGCGGATGTTATCTTATAACGATTACGAATATGAAGCGGAATAAGATCCTCCATTGTAGTCGGGCGTTCCCAATGCGACCAATCTGTCTTACACATCTCAGTCATATGACCGGTTTGGAGGCATCGACGGCAAGTAATCATATCTTTAATAGGACAATTATCATGTTGGACGTTTTGTCCTCGAATAACTTTACAAGTCTGACAGGGCAACATACTAGGGTAGCGGAGGTAAGAATTTAAAAAGCCCTACGGGCACGTTCAATTTTTTTATTATATACACATTGACATACAACAACCACAGCAACATACAATACAATCGTCCTCTATTTTTTCCTCTTTTGGTTGACCTGTATTTGTATCATGTATCGTACAATACATCTTACCGAATCCTACACGATTATTACAGTTTGTATGTTTACATAATATTGGATTTGTATTTACAACCGAAGACTGTGAAATAGGTATTGAAGTAGTAGATCCCATTCTATTTATATGAATAAGCGAAAAATTTGAAGAAACCGTTGTCAATCTTTCTGTTTGTAATGCTCTCCCCTGATTTTTATACACTTAATAGACATACTGAATTCGTCTTCCCCCATGATAACTGCGACCATACTACGGATGAAGAGTTGAAGGAGTTGCTCTTTGGATCTTATCACTTGCCTGAGTTTCTAACAAAGTATTATGTGTGTCGGCTGGGTGCGGATGCAGCGGGATCCGTGGCAGATATTGTTAAGGGGTTGCAGACGGATGAGGACTTTGTGTTGGCGGCAATTGGGTACTTGCGGTTCAAGTTTGTTTTGGAGGTACTTCACGTACAGTCTCTTATGAAGAAACTACGTGATATACCGTTGCGTGTAGCAGTAGACCGCGGCGACTGGCTCAAAACAGGTGTTGCGGACGAGCGGGTCTGGCGCATTGACTGCCTGGCGACATGGCTCTTTAACTATATGATTCTTTCGGTAGAGGCGCGGTGCTCTGGGATTGTGGGAGCTCGGCTCATAGAGCCAATGCGTGCCGGACTTACCACGATGAATAAGGCAATTCAGAAGGTTCGTGCTGAACCGTGCGATGGTCGCTATGTATGGCGCAATGTCCCGCCTTACGATCTAGTAGCGTATCCCTTTCTTTCGCTTATCAAGGGTTTATGGGACGCTGTTCTGCCGCTTGTGACGACGGACTTTACGGGTCTTGGCGGGTGTAGTACCGTTACAGGCTGGAGTCTCAACTCGCCCAATAATTGCGCAACCGATGCGCTTACCTGAATGTCCTGTTGTCACACTATCTTCAAACGGTCCACTTCCTAAGTCGTCCTCATCTTCGTGAATAATTACTGAGCGCCCCCATAAGTCTTCAAGAGTGACACCTTTCAGAATATAAGTTACTTCATCGCTGGGTCCCTTCAGATTACCTAAATCGCCAGTATGACGGTCTTTAACACTGTTAGTTGGTGGACCCCCGTGGGATTTTTTGGGTCCTAGATGAAAGTGGTCGCATGCTGCCTTACAACCCTCGCCTCTCATATCACCCGCCTTATGAATATGGAATCCATGAAGACCTTTCGGGAGTTCGGTGAAATTTGCGTGTACTTTTGTGCCTGTAGGAGTTGGTGAAAAATTGACCTCGCCGGTGATGCCATTGGTGCCTGTAAACAAGGCGACAGCCATTCTACTATGTCTGATAGTATTCTTATTAATATGATCTTAAACGAGGACAACGGTCTTGAAAATACATGGATTATTTATACAGTCTTTGCGTGTCTAACATTCGGATATTATATCTATTACAATCTATTTGCCGCATTTCTATATGCGGGAATTACGCTTGAACTTGCTCTAAGAGTTCTGGACTTCTTTGTAAAGTCCGCGCTTCACTGGGCGTTTCGACGCCGGTATCCAACTATGGCGGCAATCTAGGTTAAAAATTTGATACTACAATGTGGCTTTTTAAATAAAGTAAACATGGACTATTTACTCTATGCGCTCAATATCGGATTTCTTTTCGGAGCCGGTTATTATGGGTATATTATTCACGAGGAGATTGAAGCATTGCGACTCCGTATTGTCCAACTTTCCTCGGCATGCCAGCTCGCCGAAATCCAAACAGGTCGCCCGTACTTTACCTCTCTTGGCAATAAACTGGCATCCTGCGAGGTAGCAACACGTGTCTACGAAGTCGCCAAAGAACGGCTCCAAATGCTAGACGATACACAAAATTAGTTGTCTCAAATAGGAAGAATGACAACAGCCCATTTAATACCCCTCGGATTCGCAACCGTTATGGCAATTATAGACTCAATAGGACTCGGTTTACTGAAACAAATATCGACAAAGGCGGTAAGTTTTTCATTTATGCCTATCGCAGCCCTTATCTACGCCATACAACCTTTTATTTTCTTACAGTCATTGAAGTTTGAATCGATGACGGTAATGAATATCTTATGGAACCTTACAAGTGATATTATAGTGACGTTTGTAGGAATATTCATCCTCGGCGAACAAATAGGCTTCCGTAAAGCGCTTGGTATAGTCTTCAGTTTTATCGCCATCTATTTATTCACCTTTGAGGACGGTCATAGCCCCTTAGAAAAGTATTTTGCTAAGATGTGTAATTTTACGACTTAAGTACATCTGCGAGATTCTTGACCTCGTCCGCCCAGTTGTATTTTAAAACTGTCTCCCGTGCCGCTCGACCGTGTGCCTCTCTGAGGTCCGAATCGAGCAAATACTCTTCGGCAGCGATTGCTAAGTCCGTTGCGTCGACAATCTCGCTTTTTCCACCAATAATACTCATCGAGAGCGGTATATAGAGTTCATACTTAGGCAGGACACACATCGCATTCTGGTTAGGAATACAGAAATCGCAGAATCCCCCAATATACGGAACAACCTGAGGAATACCGACACCCATTGCCTCAAACTGGCAGAGACCAAAACCTTCCCCGTCAGCGGCTGTAATTCCAACATCGCTCATAGAGTAGAGTTCATTAATAACAGTATCGTCCCATGCCATAGAATGTTCGGTTACCATTAATTTATGCTGGTGATGCTGAGGGACCATCCCAAGGCGAACAAGTTCGCGTATATAAATCTCCCTAATTGCAAAGCCTCCCAATTGTCCTGCATCACATACTTCTAACAGAGCCAAATGCTTCGTAGGGTACTTTGCCACTAATTGAGCGAAGGCTTGTATGACAATATCGTGTCGCTTTCGCGGAGTATTACGATTCAAGTTTAGAAAAAGAAATAGATGTTGAGGAATATTGTGCTTTTTACGCATAGCGTCGCGATTAAGGGGCTTAAAGACATTTGGCTCAAATCCGTGGCGCAAGATATGAATCGGTTTTGTGATACCCTGCTGTTGTAGAATAGTTCGCCAATAGTCTGTAAAGGCAAAATACATATCGGCATCTTTGTTGATACGGTCCAGAAGTTCTGGACGTTGTATCTTATACACTTGGTCAAAATAGATGATAAGTTTATATGTCCGTTCTTCTGGTTTGACTTGTTCCTCTAATTTATCCAAAAAACGGCAAATAATACTTGCATCATTATAAATCATTATGTAGTCGGGTTTCACTTGACGAACATAATCTGGTAATTGACTGAATCCAAATCCCTGCTCTGACTGGTCCTTCTCGTGTGGAAAAGGGTCGTATACGTTTACATTTGGTGGATACATACGATTCGCTTGCTGGACTTTCACAAAGTTTTGGAAGGCAAAATGATAGATATCCAACCAAGGATACTTGGCAAGTTCATGAATTATATTATGCGTAACCTTGCTGTAGCCAGTTGTCTGGTTTGTATGTGTACCAACAAGCATAAATTTTACTCGTTTTTGGGTAGGAGCAGCATTCGGTAGCTTCGCTAGAAGGGATTCTAGATTTGTAAAATTTGACATTTAGCGTCTTATGATAGTCTATGTAAAAGTCTTTATATGTCATCCGCGGCGGTCGAAAGGAAGGCAAAAATTCCGCGGGCTTTGCGCGAACAGGTATGGCTTGTATCCGTAGGTACCAAATATGAGGCAAAATGTACCATATCTTGGTGTAAAAACCGGATAAATGTATTTGATTTTCACGTCGGTCATAATAAACCGGAAGCAAAAGGCGGTAGTTTAGATATCAAAAATCTAAATGCTATTTGCGCTCGTTGTAATCTTTCTATGGGAAGTCAGTATACAATTGATGAATGGAATAAGTTATCAGCACAAAGTGGACGTTGTGGCTGCTGGGGTTAGTTAAGAACTGACTTAATAGTATCCTTGACCTCTGCCTTTTTTGCTTGCCA